TGACCAACCACCAGGCCAACAAGCTCGCGGCCCGGTTCGGCAATGGGGCCGGGGCGGTGAAGCTGCGGTGAGCCGACTCAATCGCATGCTGAACGCGACGGCGGATATCTGGCGGTTCACGCGCACGGATGACGGCATGGGCGGATACAGCGAGGCGTGGGCGAAGATCTCGACGGTTCGCGCCCGCTACTCGCAACCCACGGCCACCGAGCGCGTTGCCGCTGATCAATCCGAATCGAGACTTACGCATGTGGTTTATCTGGATACTGCCGCTGATGTTCGGCGCGGTGATGAGCTACGTGTGCCTGGCCGTACATTCGACGTGCTCGCTGTGTTCGAGCCGTCGGTGCCCGGAACCTACCTACGCGCTGATTGCTACGCGCACCAAATCGAGCACTAAGGATTACACCCATGGCACTAATCGCCGTTCAGCCCATTCCCGTTAGCGGCCTTTCGCCCACCTATGCTTCCGCGTCTGCGGGTGGCGATCAGGCACCGATCGGCTCCAATCTTCTGCTTGAGGTCCGAAATGGTGGCGGTGCTTCGATCACTGTCACTGTCGTTACGCCTGGCAACTACAAGGGTCTGGCAATCGCTGACACCGCGCTAGTCATCCCGGCCGCAGGAAGCGGAGTTATTCCGCTGGACAGCGTCTACCGCAACCCGTCGACCGGTCGCGCTGATATCACGTACAGCGCGGTTACTTCGGTCACCGTGGGCGTTCTACAGGTGGGCTAATGGCACGCGGCGGCGTGAGTGCTCGGGTGACGGGGACGGGGCATGCAATTGCCCGCATCCTGGCGCTGCCCGGGAACATGAAGGAATCGCGCGGGGAGATCCTGCGCGATTGGGCCGAGGACGTACAGGACGGCGCTAAGCGTCGTGTACCGCAGCGCACCGGCCAGCTACACGACGCGATCGATAAGCGCGTGTATGAGCAACAGGGTGTGGCCTACGTCGGGGTGTACAACCCGGATGAGCTTGAGTACGCCGAATACATCGAAAAGGGCACGTCTTCCATTCGTGAAGAGCCGTACCTAGTACCGGCGTTTGAGGCAGCTCGCGGCGCTGTTGTGCCGAAGTATCGCGCTGAGTTGCGCCGACATCTTGGGGGTGAGTGATGGCTACGGCTGTACGGCCCCTACAGACGGCGGTGTTCGGGAAGCTGAAAGGCTCGACGGCGCTTAGCGCCCTGGTTACTGGTGTCTATGACGAGGTGCCTGAGGGTGCGGTGTTGCCGTACGTGTCCATTGGCTCGATCACGGAGACTGCCGACGATGCGCACGATCACCAGGGGCTAGACGCGCTGGTTGTTGTGCACGTGTGGTCTGACTATCCGGGCAACGCTGAGGCTGCGGACATCTTCGCTGCGGTAGACGCCGCCCTTGACCGTGTGCCGCTGACCGTGGCCGGTTTCAAGGATGTGTCCATCAAGCACGAGCAACACCAGTTTGTGAAGGACTCAGATCCGCGCATTCGGCATGTCAATGCTCAGTACCGGGTGTGGCTCACCAAGACGACCTGACACCTACTCATTTCAGTAGGTGCGAACAAGATAGGAAGGTGACCGTATGGCTGGCCTAGATGCGTTTGGCATCAAGCTACAGCGAGGCGACGGCCTTACCCCCACTGAGGGGTTTGTCGCTATCGCCAACGTGACCAGCGTTAAGGGTCCGGAGGTTGAGCGCGAGACGTATGACGTTACCGCGCATGATTCGCCGAACGGGTGGCGTGAGTTCATCGGCGGCCTGAAGGACGGCGGCGAAGTTTCCGTTGAGGTCAACTATGACCCCCGGGCTCACGACCCGCTGATTTCGGATTTCGAGGATTCGGCGCCCCGCAATTACAAGATGCTGTTTCCCGGCACGCTGGGTTCGTGGGCGTTTGCCGCGATCCTTTCCGGGTTCTCTCAGGAAGCGCCGGTAGACGACAAGCTGTCTGCCGAGCTCACGTTCAAGGTGTCGGGTAAGCCGACCATTACCGCAGGGGTCTAACTATGGCTTACCTTTCCGCTGATCAGATTCTCGGCGCCCAGGATCTTCGCTCTGAAGATGTTGAGGTTCCCGAGTGGGGCGGCACTGTCCGGGTTCAGGGTATGACCGGTTCCGCCCGAGACAAGTTCGAAGCCTCGCTAATGAACGACGGCATGGACGGCGTCGACAAGGCTAAGGCGCTGGACAACTACCGGGCCCGACTATCTGCCGCCTGCATGGTCGACGGAGAGGGTAAGCGGCTCTTCCGCAGCGAGGCGGAGGTTAGGCGACTGGGTGAGAAGTCGGCGGATGCGCTATCGCGTGTCGCTGACGTTGCTACTCGACTGTCCGGCCTTTCCGCTGGTGATGTGGAGGAACTCACGGGAAACTAGTGGACCGGCCAGAACGGCAATTCTATTTCCGTCTGGCCGGTTTCCTCGGCGGTATGACCGTGGCCGAAATGCTTTCTCGTGTGTCGTCCCATGAACTCACTGAGTGGATGGCATACGAGAAACTCACGGGGCCCCTGGATGTGCGTCTGCGCGGTGATGTCAGCGCGGGCATTGTCGCTGCGACCGTGGCGAATTCGCAGGGCGCTAAGAAGAAACTCAAGCCGGGCGATTTCATCCCGACTTGGTTCAAGCGCAAGAAGACTGTCAGGGATGTGTGGATGGACGTCCTAGCGGCTAACGCTGCGATGGGCGGGGCCGTTCGCCACGAGGAATAGAAAGGGGGTGTCCATGGCCACACTGGCAACAATGACAGTGCGGCTCGGTATCGACACTTCGGCGCTGGCGGCGGGGGCTCGGCGAGCGGCTCAGACTGCACAGCGAATGGGCGCGGCAATCCAGAACGGCGTGACCACGGGTGCACAGCACGCGGGTAAGGCCATGCTGTCGGTCGGCACGATTGGCGCTAAGGCGTTCGCGGTGATGTCTGCGGGCGCTGTAGGTGCTGCGGGTGCGCTCGCGGGTGTGGGGCTGGCGTTCGCTGGTCTCGGCGTGAAGATCGCAGCGCAAAACAAGGGTGTACAGGACGCGTTCACGGGTCTTAAGGATCACGTGACGTCGACTATGCAGGATCTCGCCAAGCCGATTGTTGGCCCGTTGAAGGATGCCGCCGGACAGCTCAAGGGCATCTTTGATTCGCTCGCCCCGCAGATAGGCGCGATCTTCAAGACGGTCGGGCCGATGATTCAGCCGCTAGTCGCGGGGTTCGGCGAGTTCGCTAAGGGTCTGCTGTCTGGCGTAGTGCCCGCGATGCAGAAGATGCAACCGCTGATTGAGTCCATTGGTGGCCTACTCGGCGACCTGGGCGCGGGTCTGGGCGGGTTTATCCAGGGTCTTTCCAGCGGAATGGGCGAGGCTGCGGGAGTTTTTGATTCCCTCGGCGGCGTGGTCAAGACGATTTTGCCCGTGCTCGGTCAGCTTATGGGTCAGATGCTCAAGGTTGCCGGGCCGATCCTGGCCAAGCTCCTTGACGGGCTCTCTCCGGTCATTGAAATGCTGGGGCAGGCGCTCGGGCCGATCATTGAGGCGCTGGGCCCGGTGCTCGGCGCCCTGGTGGACGCGTTTCTAGCGCTAGTTCAGGCGGTAATGCCGCTTGTTCCGCCGATTATGCAGCTTGTCGTGGCGCTCCTACCGGCGCTGACCCCGATTTTGCAGGCGCTTATCCCGATGTTCGGTGCATTCGGCGAGATCGTAAAGGCGCTCGTGCCGATCATCACCCCGATTATTGCCCTGGTGGGCGAACTGGCCGGCATTTTGGCTAATCAGCTGGCTGCGTTTATCGAGACAGTGATTGTGCCCGCTCTGAAGATGGTTGCGGCGCTGCTGCGGGGCGATTTCTCGCAGGCTTTCGAGTATGCGAAGCAGGCACTTTCGGGGGCGCTGGACTTTATCGTCAGCATGTTCACTGAATTCCCCGGCAAAATCATTCAGGCAATCGGGCCCCTGGCCGGAATGCTATGGAATGCAATGAAGGCAGCTTCGCTCAGGATGCTGATTGCCATTCAGCAGGGCATTTCCGACCTGGTGGCGAAGGTCAAGCGCATTCCGCAGATGGCAAAGGACGCGGTTTCTGGCATCGGCGCAACGCTGCTGAACGCCGGTAAGGAACTGATCCGTGGATTCATTCGCGGCATCAGCTCGATGATCGGAAACGTCAAGTCCACGCTAGGCGACCTGACCTCCAGGCTGACTAGCTGGAAGGGTCCGGAGTCGCTGGATAAGAAGATCCTGACCCCTAACGGTCAGATGGTCATCGGTGGCTTTATGAAGGGAATCGACAAGGCAACCCCCGGCCTGCGCTCGCAGCTACAGGGGCTTACCAGCGATCTCCCCGGGATGGCCATGGACGTCAACCCGCACGGTGTCTTCCGTTCGGCTACGCGTATGGATCAGCGCATGGTGGTCGATGTCACCGGCGCTGACGAGGACATGAAGCGGCTAATCCGCCGCATCGTAAAGACGCAGGGGCGCGGAAGCGTTCAAACTGCATTCGGTTAAACAGAGAGGGTGGGGCCCGTGGCCTTTCCGCTGGATATTCGTACGGAGCTACGGCTTAACGGCGCGTGGTCTGACATTAGCGGTGACGTCTATGTGCGTGACGCTAAGCAGATATCGCGCGGACGGCGAGACCAGGGATCGGCCACGGATCCCGCCCATCTGTCGCTGACGCTCAACAACAAGTCGGGACAGTATTCGCCCCGCAATGCCATGTCGCCGCTGTATGGGCAGATTGGCCGCAACACCCCTATCCGGGTTTCGGTCCCGGGCACGGAGACCTACCTCAATCTTGAGGGTGTCGCCGGTGACGAATTCAGCACGCCGGACACTGCGGCGCTGGACATCACGGGGGACATTGATATTCGGGCGGAGATCGCTGCCAACTGGTACGGGCCGGTGAACCAGACGATCATTTCGAAGTGGGACCGGGCGGGGGATCAGCGTTCGTGGCAGCTTCGCATTAGCTCGGGCCTGATCATCTTCAGTCAGACCATTGACGGCACGCTGAACACGCATTGGTATTTCCAGCGCTACCTACCGGTCCTTAAGGAACGCGCGGCTGTACGGCTGACGATGCGGCTCGACGCCACGGCAGGCAAGCGCTATTTCCAGTTCTACACGGCTGACTCGATCGCCGGTCCGTGGGTCCCGCTAGGCGCTGAGTATTGGATGACGGGGGCGCTGCCTACCTATGTGAGCACTGCCCCGCTGAGGGTC